ACAGCGCTAAGGCAGCACTGCGCCAGCACTATGAGAAACAAGCGCAGCGCCTGGGTATGACCCTGCGCGGCTACTGCCACCGGTTTAATGTGCGAGGTGTAGTATGAGCAAGCAAATTATGTATGATGTATACAAGCGGCCAAGCGGGTTGCTGTACCGAGTGCCGCTGTGCAGTCCACTGCATGCCAGCGCAGAATTCTATGCTGAGCAGGGTAATCGGTGGTTGCCTTCCAGTCACACAGTTGGCGGGTTAATATCCAGCAAGCACAGCGCCCTTGTGGCCAGCAACGTGGTATTCAAGGACGGCGTATGCTCACAGTAGACGAAACAGCGCTGCTGTGCTGGCGTCTGCTGGAAACGCAAGGTAAGTGCGGTTGCACTTGGGAAACATTCAAAGAGGTTCCTAATGAACTCAAGCAAATCCTACCAGTTGAGCGTCGATTACTCCGAGTTAGAAAAGAGGGTATTGGCACTGTTCTCACAACCTATCGAGAGTACACTGAGTCTGCCGCGCGCAGATTGCAAGAGCACATTGCGTTCGATGTGGTCGCAGCACTACTACGGTATGGATATCGTGGAGCCTATACAGGATTTAGGGCAGCTGTGCGCTCGTATTATAAGCAACGACAACTCGCTGCGTGGTACGCGCGCTGACCTCGTTATTACTGACGAACTCAAAGAATCTATTCAGGAGCAAATGAAAATGCAGGAAACTAACACAGCACCTATCGAATGGAAAGTAGTGTTACCGGAAGGTGCAAACGCACTGCCGATGAAAGAATCAATGTATTCCAGCGGCGATTACTGGACCCCGTTTCAGGACTTGCAAATGCAAGGCGCTGACCATCCTCACACTGAGGGTCCACTGCAGGCGCTTATGGGTCTCCGCACTGTAAGTGCGTGCACCCCGGGCTTAGAAGTAACTATAGGCGGAATACTGCATCCGGAGTACCGTGAGGGAATGATGACTCGCGGCCCGTTGCAAAAGGTGGACCTGTACCGGTCCGGAACTTTCTACGAACTCTTTGCCCCGGCGCGAATCACCATCGACAGCAAGTTCTGGGAACGCCGCCGCGACTTCTACGAGGGCGAGGATGTAGTGGTTGAGCGCGTAGTTGCTTGCGTCGAAGAATTCACCGGTTACAAGGTGCACAAGCAGGCTGTGCAGTTATTCGAACGTATTATGCTTGCACCAGAAGAGGAGCAGCGCCGGAAGTATACTGGCTACGATTACGGTAGACACATCCGCGATGGCAATGCCGCGGCGTTGCTCATGAAGTTGCACGGTTTCGTAGTGCCTAGATTCGCTGTGCCATTGGGCTTTGGTTTCCGCAACGGAGAGCCCATAGTGATGCTGGGGCAGCCGCGGATGCACAAAGATTTCGCCGCAGTTACTGAGTACCGCTGCGTGGAGATGCGTGTAGGTAAGTGGCTCGCTAACTACTACGGAAATGGTGTAGACTTCCGCGATGCTATTGAAGACCTCAAGGCTATGAACGTAGAGCCTACAACGTACCTGTGCAAGACCGAGCAGGAATGGTACGATGCCTATGAGAACGGCCCGAGTAGCTGCATGAGCGGATACTCCTTTGAGCATAGCCCTGTGCGTACATATGCTACCACCAGTCACGGGTTGCCGGATAACGGGCTGCGCCTGTTCATCCAGTACACCGGGGAGCTGTTCGGGGACGACTTCGAAGTGCAGGCACGGGCAATCATTAACACCGAAACTAACGAGTACGTTCGTGCTTACGGCAACGCTGCGGATGCAATCCTGCGAGGGCATGGGTACACCAGAAACACTGAGTGTCTCGAAGGGGTAATGCTGGCGCGGATACCGCACCCTACCTATACCGGTGCGGTGCTGATGCCCTACCTCGATAGCGACCAGTGCGGGGTGGATGAAGAAGGTAGTGACGCCTTTGTAATTCGTGAAGACTACGAATACGAGGCGCAAGAATCAGAAGGATACATCTACGTCGGCACAGAGTCTGCCCGGTGCTGCTGCTGCGGCGAGCGCTTCCCCGTCGATGACATGCAGGAAACCGCATATGATGGTATGGTGTGCGGTGATTGTGTTGAAAATGAGCAGTATGTGCACGTAGTTGGGCGCGAGGGTATGTATAGCCGATACGACTGCACCTGGTCTGATTACCACGACGCCTATGTATACGACGGGGACATTGAGCACTGCGCAGTAGAGGGTGTAGTGCACGACCAGGAAGAACTGGTGTATGCACAGGACCGGCAAGTGCTTATTGAGCACGCAGAAGAACACCCAGTGCACGGGCTAATTCTCACTGAGCATGCAGCTGATTGCCTGGGAGAGAAATACCTGGGCAACGATGACGGAGAAGAAGTAGAGGAGGCAGCTTAATGTTCTTGAATCCGCACGGGATTGATATGCAGCTGCTCTTGCAGATACTGCAAACGCACCGGCCTAGCTGGGCGAGCACTAAGTGGTTCGAGCCGCTGCTCGAATGGGCGCTGGGTAGTGATATGCACTACGTAAAGGACAAGCACGGGAACTACTTCGTGCTGGTGGGGGACTCAGAGCAAAGCGACGTGGCATTTACGTCGCACCTCGATACGGTGGCCCGTCCTGGTAGTGCAGCCCCGGATGTTGGTTGCACTAACAAGGGCATACTGTTCGTAAAGAATCCGCAGCAAGCTGACTGCTTGGGCGCGGACTGCGGAGCTGGTATCTACCTGATGCTGGAGATGCTGCGGCGGGGTGTGCATGGACGCTACTGCTTCTTCGTGGATGAAGAGGTAGGCTGCGAGGGTAGTGCTGCATCGGTCAAGGATGACACTGGGTTTTGGACTGGGGTCAAGGCGATGATTAGCTTTGACCGCCGCGGCGACGGTATCATCACGCATCAACGGTATATGCGCTGCTGCTCCGACACCTTTGCCAAGACCCTAGCAGAGCGCCTGGGGCGCACGGAGCAGCACTTGCAGAAGGGGGTGTATACTGACTCAGCTGAGTTCGTTGGTGTTATCCCTGAGTGTACCAACGTCGGCGTAGGGTATATGCACGAGCACACTCCGGATGAGGTGCTGGACCTGAACATCCTGGGCCAGGTGCTTGAGCGGGTACTGCAAGATGGTACGTTCTCGCACCTTCCGATTGAGCGGGACCCGAAGGTATTGGAGCCAGACCAATGGCTCTCTGCGTCTACACTCAGTTTACGGCAGCCGTGGGACATGCCGCCGGACGAGGACCCGCAATTGCTGGCTGCGTTCCGCGTAGTGTCCCAGCTATCTAAACAACAACTGGTTAGCTGGGTGCAGGAGAATCCAGCTAAGGCGGCTGAGTACATCATGGTGTTCTCCGATTACGGCTTCAAAGAAGAACTGATTGAACTAGGCACCCGAGTCGTAGAAGACTGGGGTGGGTACGATAATATTGTGGAGGGTTGATTATGCATAAGTTTAAAGTTGGTGACAAGGTTGTGCGTAAAGAGGAGATGGGTAAAGATACATTCTTTCAGGACAGGCTTGGGGGTAAAATATACTACGTAGTGACTTCTGTGAGTGATGGGGGTTGCTGGTTACAACTAGACTGGTGGTGTAGTAACCGCAACACACACCCTTGGTACGTTCTTAATTTCGAGCTGTACCAAGAACCGGACGAGGAGCTACCACCGGTTCCGTCGAGTGTATCCTATCTAAACACTAAACGAGACCCCGGAAACGACCAGCGGCTGGTATTAGAAAGGGATAGTGAGACTGATGAAGGCCTGCTCTACATCGGGATAGTCCCTAGAAAGAACAGCACCCGGGCAGAGCAAGCGATTGGGGTTAATATGAGTCCCGACGCAGCCCTGCAGTTGGCACACGACATTCGCCGCATGGCTATGGAAATCAAACGTAAGGAGAAAGCACAATGAAAGCAGTAAACATAATCGTAAAAGACAAGGGCTGGAATTGCGCTGCCCGAGACTTAACTCTGGGTAAAGTGTATCCAGCAATACGCACGGAGGCGGGGGAAGAAGATAGTTACGGCACTATTAATGAATTTACTTTATATGAGCTGGTAGACGACGTCGGGGATAGCTGTGGTATTTATTTGGACTACGATGGCATAGTCGTAGAGGAAGTATAACCGTGGACCAGCGCCTAGTCCTTGAGAAGGATAATGGGGACGGGGAAGGAACCTGTGCGTACTATGTACTGGTAGATGACGTAAGACATCCGTGCGGTCTGTGTGATAAATATCTAGGGGTAGAAATACAAGAGGTGCAATAATGGACCAGCCCTGGCTTAGAGCGTGCAAGCGCCTGGCCGTGGGGCAGAAGGCACGCTTTCGGTGCTGCGGCAGGGACGCCGCCGGGGTGCTCTACAATAACCCTGATGCCTGGGAATACTATTGCCACCGCTGCAAGCAGGTAGGCAAGGAGCACAAGCAGTACCAGCGCATACAGTTACAGGAAGAGCCGAGGGTGCAGCCCTCTGCACCTGCAGATGCAATTTGCATTAGCCAAGCGCATGCGGAAACGCAGAGTTTTATTTACGGATTCCTGACTACAAAGGGAATCATGCCTGAAATGGTGGAGGATGCAGAATGGAGCAAAGAGAAACAGCGGATAATCTTCCGTGTCGGAAGCGCTGCTCTGGGCCGTGCAGTGCATGCCCGACAGCAACCGAAGTGGGTAATGTACGGCCAGCCAATACCGTTCGCTGCCGCGGCACCTGCCGTAGCACCGGCTGTAGCTGCGGCCGCGCCTCTAAAGGTCGTGCTCACCGAGGACTTTCTCTCAGCGAGGAAGATACAGCACGCAGTTACGAGCTACAGTGCGTTGAACGTGCAGGCTATAGCTATGCTGGGTACACGCTTGCCCACGCCGCTGAGGGCTTGGCTGATTCAGAATCGCCCGGAAGTGATTCTGATGCTGGACAATGACCCAGCAGGGCACGCTGGGGTAGCAGCAGCACGCCGAGCACTGCGCCCGTTCATGCAGTGCCGGGAGCATTACTTCGCTGCGGACCCTAAGGACGCAGAAATCAAAGAGATTCTGGAGGCTTTAATTGGACCTAATAGTAGTTAAGGCAATGTGCACGCAGAAGGTATGGAACCGACTGCGAGAGCAGATACCTAAGAGCATGCTCGCGCCGGATACGTCGAACCTACTAGACTGGGTGGGGTTGTACTGGAACACGTACCCGGAGCACCAGGAGGTTCAGTGGGATGCAATGCAGAGCATGCTAAACCTCCGAGCGGGACATCTATCCAGGGAAGAGCGGGTAATCATGGACGAGCTTATGCGGGGAGTACAAGCCGTGCCACAGGATTCTGTGGTGGGGATTGTCCAGACCCTGAATGAGCTGGCCTACAGCGGGGAGGTGGCAGCGCTAACGCAACGCTACCAAGACGGCGAGGAGATTGATTACCTGCTGGAAATGAAGCACCTACAGCGCAAGTACGGTGACGGCGCTGCGGTGCATGAGTCGCTGCTTGAATGGGAGAGCGGTAGTGTTGACGAAATACTTGCCGCGACTGACGAGAGCGGCGGTCTTAAACTTGGCGTGTTCGAGCAACTCGCTAGCAACATCCGAGGTCTACGCGGCGGGGACTGCATCGCAGTGGCCGCCCCTGTGGACTCTGGTAAAACTAGCCTGCTTGCTGCTATTGCTGTGGACTTTGCTGAGCAGATGCAGCAGCAGCCGGAAGTATACGGGGACCGCCCGATTCTCTGGCTGGTTAATGAGGGTCCGGCGACGCGTACAGTGCCGAGGGTATATCAAGCGGCGCTGCATTGGACTCTGGCGGAGATTAAGGACCGGCACAGTAAGCAAGAGTTCGTGCCAGCCTACCTCAAGAAAGTAGGCAGGGCTGACCGGATTCGTGTTAAGGCTGCGCACTCCCTGACCATGGCGCAGATATCCACGCTCATGGAGGAGATGCGCCCCGCGGTAATCATCATCGACATGGTGGCGAATATCCGGGGAGGTACTATGGAGAGCGAACACCAGAACCTTGAGGCGAAGTGGCAGGAGCTACGTATCCTTGGGTGCGAGAATGACTGCGCTATCGTGGGGACTATGCAGCTTTCACTTGAAGGTTACAACATGCTGTTCCCACCGCTCACCGCTATGAAGCAGAGCAAGATTGGTGTACAGGGCGCCTTGGACTTGGCGATTATGATGGGGTGCTTGGACAGAAACGAGCAGCCGCATATGCAAAACGTCCGAGGTATCAGTACTCCTAAGAACAAGATGGCACTATCCGGTAAAGAGTCGCTTCTGCAATTCGAGGTGGGATTCGAGCCTGGACGTTGTAGATTTGACGAAGGCCAGATTAACCAGTGACTTCCCTAGCGCCTCCTACGAGGGCGCTATGTAGGTACACAGGAGGCTACTATGCTTAAACCGTCAGACATTAACTATCTCGACGATGAGGTAATCAAGGCGTACGCTGCATCTGCAGGTACTTTCCGTAAACAGTTCGCGCTGGACAGCAGCCAGCTGATTGTGCATCTGGCTATCAACAAGGCTCGGAGGGCTAAATGGAAATAAACTGGAAAGAACACTTCACGTACAAGGATGGTAAGTTATACTGGACCCACACAAGCCCGAACGGCGCATGTCAGCCGGGCAAGTTGGCGGGATACCTAGAAAGACACCATAACCGCTGGGTCGTGGGGTTGCATGGGAAGGCATACAAACGTGCTAGGATTGTTTGGGAAATGCACCACGGAGAGATTCCTAGTGGGTGTGTTATAGACCACATAAATCGCAACCGAGAAGATGACCGTATCGACAATATCAGGGCGGTTCCTGTGACACTAAATAATCGAAACAAAACCATAGATAAGCGTAACAGTTCTGGCGTTCCCGGAGTGACTTATGATGCCGGACGAAAACGTTGGGCGGCATACGTAAACCGGGACGGAAAGCAAGTGCGTTTGGGAAGATTCCCCTCACTGGAAGAGGCTGCTGCTGCAAGAGCGGCAGCAGCCAATTCTCTAGGATATTTAGAGGTTTAGTATGTACCAGATTATGATAGTGGATTTAGAGGTCGAGAACTTTGAGTATTACGGCAACGTGGCATCCCCGTACTGTCCCGATAACTACGTTGTAGAAAGCGCATATCGCATAGACACAGTAGATGACGCCGGGCAGTTGCATACGGGGGACGTATTCAGTATCCGCTTCAACAGCAAGGCCGAGTTCCTAGAAGACAACGCAGGCCCACACAGGTGGTTTTCCATACCGGAACACTGCACTATGATAGTCGCGCACAACAGCAGCTTCGAGGTGTCCTGGTTCTTATCCTACCAGCGGAAACATTTCGAGGACTTCCTAAAGCGTGGCGGCCGGGTATACTGTACGCAGCACGGGCAGTACATAGCCTCAGATTTCCAGGAGATGTATCCTGGGCTAGATGAGACCGCCCCAAAATGGGGTGGTCAGCACAAAGTTGATGGTGTGAAGATACTATGGGAGCAAGGGAAGCGTACTTCCGAAATTGATCCGTACCTACTTCACGATTACCTCGTCAACGGTGACGTGCCAAATACCGGGCTGTGCTTCTACGGACAATGCGCCCTATTCGCCCAACGCAATCAGATGCAGTATGTCTATGAACGAATGGAGGCAGCACTAGCTTGGAGCTATTGTCAATGGTTCGGCCTGTTCGTTAACATGCCAATTGCGCGCAAGAACCAGGAGGAGCAGGAGCAGCGCATCCGCGAGATTAAGCAGGAGCTGCAGCAGTACATCCCGAAGGACTTGCCGGAGACACTGGATTTCAACTTCGGCTCGGACTTTCATATGTCTGCACTGGTGTACGGCGGACCTATCAAGTACCGCAAGAAGGTGCCCTACGACCCCCCTCAGTACGTCAAGGCAGACTTCTACAAGTACGAGGACGCAGAGGGTGCGCACACCTATATACCTGTACACGACACGCACATGCAAGAACTTCAAACGGAAGGCGGATGGTGGCGTGTAGTGACATATCGTGCGGGTAAGAACAAGGGGCTGCCCAAAGTATTCCGCCTTGATACTGAGGAGGAGAAACTTAAGTGGGAGGATGACCTTTACTTCTGCCCGGGACTAGTGAACATCCAGGAACTGCCGGAAGTTTTACGGGAGAAGTACGCCGAGCGCGGAGAGTTCCGGCAGGCGCGGAACCTGCAGGATGATTCCCCGGTGTATAGCACCAGCACCGATGCAATGGAGGCACTGGCTCGTCAAGGTTTCGAGTTCTGCAAGTTGGTGAACGAGCTGGGGGCCTTAGAGAAGGACACCGGGACCTACTATTTACGTACGGAGTACAACGAAGATGGCAGCATCAAGAAGACATCGGGGATGGTTCAGTACGTCATCCCAAAACACCCTGATGGCTCAGGTATTATACATCATCGCCTCAACACCTGCGCAACGGTCACAGGTCGTCTGTCGGGTTCTAACCCAAACCTCCAGAACCTCCCACGAGATGGGACCAGTAAAGTAAAGCAGATGTTCACCTCCCGCTTCGGGGAGAATGGGCGCATCACTGAGGTGGACTACTCCGCTCTGGAAGTGGTTATGTCCTGTGTACACACAGGGGACAGGAAGTTGCTGAGTCTGCTGCAGAACGGCACAGATATGCACTGCTACCGCCTAGCGTTCAAGGAGAACAAAACCTACGAGGAGATGTATAACCTCTGCCACAACGCCGATGGGCCGGACTATAAGTACTGGAAGCAGCAGCGTACGGACATTAAGCCTCCGAGCTTTGCAGCCCAGTACGGAGCTACGGCTAAAGGGATTGCGTTTGCTACAGGCTGTACAGTGGAGTATGCGCAGTCGTTCCTGGATAACGAGGCGAAGCTGTTCCCAGACACTATCGGATTCCGCGCTGTTATCAAGGAGGAAGTAGAGCGTACCGGTGCAGAAGGGCGCATGTACCGCGAGCAGGCTGACGACGGCAGCTACCGAATCTACCGCATCGGGACGTGGACCAGCCCAGCTGGTGCCCGCTACAGCTTCCGTCAGAAAGAGCAGTGGAAGGAAGTTGTGCCCGGGCAGCGTAAGCAGAAGGTAATGGATTACAAGGAAACTGAGATGGCGAACTACTGGTGCCAGGGGGAAGCGTTCTTCCTGATGGCGGTGGCGGCTGGTATGGTTCTGCGTGCACTCCTGGCCCGTGACTGGTTCGACAATCAGGTGTGCCTGATTACGAACGTGCACGATGCGTTGTACCTGGACAGTGCCAATCCAGAGGTTGGGCGTGAGGCGAGCCTGCTGGTTAAGCAGTGCATGGAGGGCGCACCTAAGCGTATCCACCAGCTCTGGCCTAACTACGGCATTATTGGTGAGGTTCCATTCCCAGCAGAGGCTGAGATGGGTACTAGCATGTACAGTAAGGAGAAAGTAGAATGAGTATAAAGTCTGGCAGTGTTGTGGAGTTGATGGACCTGGGGCCTGAGCCGATAGACCCACGGTATGCAGCATACTTCACCCCAGGTACAAGGCACACGGTTCTATTCTTCGACCCGGTTACTGGGGAGATAGAACTAAGTTATCCTGGACTGGTAGTAAGTAGACCAGGGGATGGCGTCACTTTCTTTCCGGGGGAGTATAAGTTTATAGAGGAGTAGTGATAGGTGGACCCTTGGGTGGTGTAGGGGGGTTAGGGTAGCACATTATAGGGGAGAAGTAAATAGTGAAAACAAAGTTAGGAATTAAAGCCACCAGGAGAGGCTTAGGTGTTAGGGATGTATTCTTCTACTCTGAGTACTACCCAACACTGCTGCTTTATAGGAACAGACTGGATGAGCAGGATAGATTTGTCCCGGTAGGTATACACCGAGCAAAGTATCTACGCTGTAATTATGGGTATGTTCACGACATAGTGTGGGAATATCACCACGGGCCCAAACCAAAGGGCCTATGGGTGGACCACATAAACGGGAACAGGTGGGATAACAGAATTGCGAATCTTCGGCTAGTAACACCGGCAGAGAACAGGGCCAATTACGACGGTTCAAGAAAACCTTTTATACCTGAGTGTAAAAAGTGTTGACTCTGGCTTGATTCTGTGATTCCCCGAGAATTAATGTGATACGAGTAGGAACAACACAAGAGAGGCAACCTTGGCTAAAATTAGTTTAATCAAACTGTGGACAAAAGAAGAGCATAAACAAATCCTTGGCAGTTTCCTCAACAACAACGACGCGGCCATTGCATACAATAACAAATTTCGCAAGGGCGACGTACTGGTGTCCCGCCAGCTTGTGCGCTACTGGCGAAGCATCTTCATGGATAATAAGGGTAGCAAGGCCAGCGCCAATCGTGGGCTGCAAGAGGCACGCAAGCTAATCCAGCCGAGTCCGACGGACGATATTGGGAATACCGTGGTGCCGGATATGTGCCACCGCATTCTGGTGGTCGGGGACCTACATGCTCCGTATACCCACGTAGACGCTATGCCGTTCCTTGAGAGTGTACGTGACGCGTACTGCCCAGACATGGTGGTGCAGGTTGGCGACGAAACCGATGGGCACGCAATCAGTTTCCACGACTCCGACCCGAACCTGGATAGCGCCGGGGTAGAGCTGGAGAAAGCTAAGCTTGTACTGGAGGAGCTGCATGAACTATTCCCGAACCTACTGGTTTGCGATTCCAATCACGGTTCACTCGTATATCGCCGCGCTAAAGCTCACGGTCTGCCAGTGCAATTTATCAAGAAGTACCGGGATATCCTATTCCCTGAGCATGGTGCTCCGGCATGGTCGTGGGCCGACGCTTGGGTGCTCAATACACCGCTGGGGCCTGTCCGTTTCCAGCATCAAGTCAGCGGTGATTTCATGCTCAATGCCAGCCATGAAAGAACCAGTCTTGTACTTGGCCACGAACATGGCCGCTTTGAGGTGCAATATGCAGCTAGCTCAACAGCTCTTTACTTTGGTGCGTACGCTGGGTGTCTGATTGACCGCAAGAGCATGGCCTTTGCTTACGGCAGGCTCACCCGCAAGAAACCAATCCTGGGTGTGATGGTAATCACTGAGGGTTGCCCGCAGTTAATTCCTATGTTACTTGACGAAAACGGAAGGTGGTGTGCGAGAGATAAAACCAAAGGCTGATACAGGTAAGAGATTTAGGGATATGGTGGTGTATACCTGGGATTGCCCTTACTGCGGTAAAGAGTTTGAGGCAATCAGAACTAGGATATTCAACACCAGTAAGCGTGGCGGTCTTGGTCACTGTGGATGCCAAACTAAACTGCGGCAGAGGGAGAAGAACAAGGGACGAACACCGCCCAATAAGCTGGACGATTTGACAGCCTCCGCTAACAAGGTGTGGCAGTATAGTACCAAACTAGGCCGGAGCATTACTAAAGAAGATGCCAAAGCATTGGTAAGTGCGGACTGCTATTATTGCGGCGCAGCACCTAGTACGTACCGAGAGATTGGCGGCGGCCGCTGTGGCCTCCATCCGATAAGCCCTGCATCTGCACGTAAATATCATTTGAACTAAACGAGGAAGTCATTATATGGCTATGAATGCACTGGACACTCTGAACTCCCTGGTAGCTGCCGCGATTGAAACGCAAGACATTGATATGACCGAGACCGCACAGGGTGGTGCGTACGAGGACGTACTGCTGCCTAAGGGTGAGTACTACGGCTACTTCACCGAGTACGTGGAAATTGGTAAGCGCCTGCCGACTAAGGGTGGTAAGCCTACTGGTAAGCCTGCGGTGGCTAACGTACGCATCGGCATTGTAGTGTTCGGCCCTAACGGTGAAGTGAAGCGTATCCGCCCGTTCCCGATGGCTATCAGTAACTTTGAGCGCGCAGGCTTCAAGAAGTTCTTCGACAAGCTCAATTACGATAACAGCATTAAGCATGCTGCGCAGCGCTTGGGCCAGGCCTTCACCTTCCCGGTTGACGAGCACACCAGCGCCGCGGGCAAGAAGTCGAATATTGTGGACCTGTCCGGCATCCGGCCGATTCCTAAGTTCGACCCGAACACCGGCGAGCCTATCAAGATGCCTGCTCTGGACGCCTCCGAGATTAAGCTGTTCCTGTGGAACAACCCAACCAAAGAGACCTGGGATAGCCTGCACATCGAAGGCACCTTCGACGACGGTAAGAGCAAGAACTGGATTCAGGAGGATATGTACAAGGCCGTAGACTTCCCGGGTAGTGCTCTGGACATTCTGCTGAACGCTGGCTCTGTACCGAGTCCGGCAGCTATGCAGGCCCCCGCTGCTCCTGCAACCCCAGTGGCACCAGCGGCTCCGACCGCTCCCGCCGCACCGGCAGCCCCGGCTGCGCCAGCGGCTCCTGCGGCCCCTGTAGCGCCTGTGGCGCCTGCTGCACCTCAAGCCTAATCAACCCTAACCTAAACTAGTATGGCCCCGCCTAGGGGCCTTAGAGGAAGCCTATGAACATCATCAACATCCTTATCAAACTCCTGGGCGCAGCCTACACGGCGGAAGCTAAACGCGCCGATGCCAAAGCGCAGTTTAACGAGCAGCTGGCAGTTAAGTTCGCAGATGACGCGGTGCGTCTGGCCGCTCAATCCGAGGCGCGCGTAGAAGCCTCCAAGCACAGCAAAGATGAAGCAGCTAAGCATTCTGAGCAGGCTGACAAACTGCGCGCTAAGCGCGATGAAGTAGCGAACTTCCTGGGGGTATAAGTAATGGATAAAGTATTAGGCGCATACAAGAATCTGGCTATTGTAGTGAGTAACGCAGTGCATGATGCCGCTGTGTATGGTGTACGTATCAACTGCCTGGACAGCGTTTATGCAGCCCTAGACAAGTTGGCCGCCCTGTACGGCATGGACCTGGAGCTGGCCGCTACGGCCTTCAAAGAGCACAACGACCTGGCGGCACATGCCGATAAGTTACGGGGTGATGACCTCGTGCTTATCCGTGTAGTAGGCACACTAAGTGTCGGCCTGGCGGAGATTGGCTCCTGCATCTACGACGTAGACCAGAGCCTGCGTACCCCAGAAGTAATCGGGGACATGCTCGGCACCGTGCTGGTGCTGTCTGAGTTGGAGGCTTGAGTATGCTGTACGTATCCCGCGCAATTTTTATAGCGTTAATGCTTCCCCTGCTCCCACTGGCGGGCCTGGTATACCTGGGAGACAAGCTGAGCAAGGCAAAGTGGGCAGAACGTTGGGCTGAGTGGGCTGATAAGAAGGCCCGTGACATTACGGGGGTCTAATGATTATCAACGGGGTTGACTTGTCCCAGCTCGGGGAGCAGTTAGCTCCGCAGAACTCTGGGAAGATTCTGCTGTACGATGCGGATTTCACAGTTTATAAATCCGCCGCTACGGTGAAACGTTTGGATACCGCGATACGCCGCTTCTATCAGCTGGTGCTTGAGGACATGTTCCTGGTCGGATGCTCCGAAGCAGTGGCGTATCTAACACCCGCTGGTTGTGCCAAGTGCTTACGCTGGCACCTGCCTACGGCTAAGCCTTACCAGGGGCAGCGCGCTAATCGACAGGAGCTACCGCTCAAGGCACCATTGAAGCGGCACCTGATTGAGAATCCAGACCAGTATTCTGAGCAGGGCATCCAGGTGGTCAGCAGTGATTACTTCGAGGCTGACGACTTGTTCATAATGGATTCGTACAGCTTCGGGGACCGTGGAATCCTTATGTCCCAGGACAAGGATTCCTGGCTCAGCCCTATGGCTCGGTTCGATATCCCTACCGGAACCGTGTGGCCTGCCTTGGATAACCCCTTCGGCTGGATTAAGTGGGATGATACCCAGGCTATGCCGGTACGGGCGCATGGCACTAAGTTCTTCTGGTGGCAGATGCTAGCAGGAGATGACGCGGATAACGTCAAAGGCATCACATTGCTTGATGGGAAGCTCTGTGGGAAGCGAACGGCCTTCGATGCTATCTACCCTATTACCTCAGAGCAGGACGCCGCAGAATTCGTTGTAGCGGCTTATGCTCGAAACAACCAAGACGTACTCGCAGAGGCGCAGTGTTTGTGGTTAAGGAGAAGCACAGATGATTGCGCCTACAAGTACCTAATGGAATGTCTAACAACCCCCAGCTTAAGGGATTGGGTCCACTCTCTTCATCAATATCACAAGGAGCATATAAAATGGGTACAAGAGAACCCAGACTCCTAGGCCTGGAATACAACCCGGAAACTGGGCACATCACCCGCACTGTCCGTGCAAATAACAGGTGGCCTCCTGGTAGACCTCTGGGTAGCATACGCAAGGATGGCTATAGGCAAATACGTATTAACGGGAAGCACGAGCTGGCCCACTTAGTAGCCTGGGAGTTGTACTACGGGGTTAAGCCAGATGGACCATTAGACCACATAAACAACAGACGAGATGATAATCGGATATGTAATCTTAGACAGTCTACCTACGTTTTAAATTCGGCCAACTCTAAGAGGTGGGCCGGAAAAGAACTACCCAAAGGAGTGCGCAAGACCGCGGCTGGAAACTATGAAGCCAGGTTGAGGGGCAAGTCCCTGGGTACGTACAGCAGCGCCGAAGCAGCTCACGCAGCCTATCGGAGGGCTGCGGATATTCAATTTGGAGAGTTTGCTAATTATGGCGAAGATGTCTGCGAAGGAAATGAGCCTGCGGGCGATTGAGTTATACTATGAGGGGAAACATGATGAGCTTGAAACTATTCTGGATGCGCTGCGTGAACGAGCACCCAAAACACATCGAAGAACGGTTGAGCATTTGGATTCTCTCATTCACGACAATGCTATGCTGGATGTAGTTGGGGAGATTCAGATATGGTAAGTTGGGTGCCGCTAGTTAACGGCAGGAAAGATTACTTGGTAAATGCTAATGGGGAGATAACAGGACCATCCGGCAAAGTGTTGAAACCTGCTAGACAGGGTGGAGGTTATCTGTATGTCAACACCAGCCCTAAGAACGTCTATGTGCATAGGGCTGTTGCTGAGGCTTTTGTACCCAATCCACACAATCTACCAGAAGTTAACCATATAGACGGGAATAAAGAAAACAATAGGGCCAGCAATCTAGAGTGGGTCACTAGGCGCTCTAATGTAATACATCAAGTGGACAACGGCCTGCACTGTAAAGTTAGACTGTGCCCGGATACTGTACGCTATTTGCGGACGATGTATTTACCAGGAGACAGAGACTGGGGAGTATCTGCAATCGCGCGCAGACTGGGCATGTCTAAGGCGGCAATAGGTTTGATGCTACAGGGGGTAACTTGGCGACACGTAGAATAACTCGGGGGCAGGTAAGAGCGGTATCCTTAAAGATACTAAAAGAGCAGGGAGGTGTTTGCGCCCTTACTAAACGCCCTATAGATACATCCGCCGCCCGCGGAAGTGCCAGTAGTATGGTGCTCGATCACGACCACCTCACAGGGCACATACGTGGGGTCTTATCGCGTGGGGCGAACGGCGCGGAAGGTAAAGTGTATAACGCCGTAGCCAGGTGGGCCGGTTACGGTATGCAAGACAAGGAGGGGATACTGCAGTTCTTGGAGAACATGGTGGCATACCTCCGTAAGGAGCCGTACGATTTGCTTTATTACACGCACCGCAGTCCGGAAGAATTGGCACAAGCACAGAAGCTCAAGGCCCGCAGGGCTCGGGCACGACGCAAAGCACAGGAGACCATTAAATGAGTGATGCAGTAAATTCACCACAACACTACCAGTTCTTCCCGGACCTGGAGGCAATCGAGGTCATTGCACGCAGTATGACGCAAGAACAGTTCTACGGATACTGCCTGGGGAACCGGCTCAAGTACCGGCTGCGCGCCGGGAACAAGGATAATCTGGAGCAGGACATTGCTAAGTCTGATAAGTACTTAGAACTGTACTACCAGCACAAGGGGAAGTGCATTGACGCCAAGTAAACAGGCATTAGAGGCCGCCTTTGTATATGACCACGTGAATGGGACCTTAACTCGTAGAGTAAAAAGGAGCCGTTATAAATCTGATGCCGCTGCGGAAATAAGTAATACAGGATATCCACGCACGTGCTTCAAAGGCGTGCGTTATCTTACGCACAGATTAGTATACGTCATGGTTCATGGTGAAATCCCAGAGGGTATGGAAGTGGACCACATTAACCAGCTTCGTACTGATAATCGAATAGAGAATTTACGGTTGGCGAGCAGGGCGGATAACAGCAGAAACCGCACTCGACACAGTAATAATATTAGCGGAACTACTGGGGTACATTGGTCTAAAGATAAAGGGAAGTGGCGCGCCGGGATTAGGGTTAACGGCGAGTATAAAAGCCTCGGATGCTTCACCGACTTAGAGGACGCAGTAGCTGCTCGTAAGGCGGCAGAAAATACATACGGATTCCACGAGAACCACGGTAGCGCAAAGAGATAAGGGGCCTTGACAATGCTAACCTACGTACAGAACCCAGAAGCAGAGTTAGTACAGCGCCAGCTGGAGCTTGAAGAGGCCTATAAGATTCGCGGAATCGAGCGGGCACGTAAGCTAATTACGGATGCACTGCAGAACGGCGGGATTATGAACCTGCCGATGACGCAGCGTATGCTCACCTCGGCGTATGAGGTGGCTGCTGCCGCTATCGACGAGATGCGAAACGTCAAAGCCCCAGGCATTGGCGGTAAGTACCGCCGGTTCCTGCGCCTAGTCCCCTTGGATGTCCTGACCACACTGAGCCTGTGCACAATGTTTGAAGCGTTTAGCGTCGCCCCTGGCGAGTCCGCTAGTCGCCGCCAGACTGCGCAGGCGGTAATGTCAGCGCTGGGCCGGAACGTACAATCAGAGCTACTGGCTCTGCAGTTACGTAATGTGGCCCCAGCGTACATGGACCGTGTGTACGAGTACCTCACTGAGCGCCGTACGAAGTCCCCTTCGCACATCCTGCGTACGCTCCGTGCCAGTGCCGAGAACGTGCACTATGGGCACGAGCCTTGGACCAATGCCCAGAACATATCCGTAGGGCGTCTGCTGTGTGCTGCAGTGTTTGAGACGGGCCTGTTCCAGTGGAAGACAGGTAGCGGGAACCTGAGCATGCTCTACCCGGCTGATGACGTTATGGAGGCCTTCCAGAAACTGGTGGAATCTGCCGACACTGTAACGATGAAACCGCCTATGCTGGTCCCACCAGTGCAGCACACCACTATGTGGGATGGCGGGTACCTTACCCCTATCGACAGTCGCGGGACCTATCATAACTCACACATCGACCGCGCGCGTCTCCGCGAAGTAGCAGAGGCATTCAAGTCCGCTGACGGCATCAAAAAGGCGCTTAATAAGGCGCAGGAAACCCCATACCGTATTAATAAGCGCATACTGGAACTGGTGCAAGAAGCGCGGGCCCTGGGTATTGGGATAGGTATGCCCCGCTCAATACCGGAGCCGAAGCCGGAGTGGTACTTGGATGGTGTACCAAAAGAGAACTACACCGAAGAAGAACTGGACCGCTTCGGAGAGTGGAAGACGCGCATGTCCCTATGGTACAGCGCAGACCGTAAGCGCGTGTCGCAACTACGTAGCCTTCTGACTACGTTAGAAATGGCAGAGGAATTCAAAGATGAGAAAGCCCTGTACTTCCCGACTTGTGTGGACTGGCGCTACCGCCTGTACTTCAAGTCCTCACTGCACCCCCAAGGTTCTGATTTGCAGAAAGCCCTTCTTGAATTCGGGAGAGGTAAACCTCTGGGAGAGAGAGGGTTATTCTGGCTTAAAGTGCACGTCGCTACATGCTTTGGTTATGACAAAACCTTATTCGAAGACCGCGCAGCTTGGGCTGATGAGAACTTTGCAATCATTGAGCAGCTCGCGGATTCTCCTTTTGATGTCCCTGCTTTTGCCTCCGCAGACAGCCCTTGGTGCTTCTTGGCAGCCGCTATCGACTTGGTTAATGCTGTACGTTCTGGATGTCCGGAAGAGTATATTAGCCGAATCCCGGTCGCTATGGACGCTACAAACTCAGGTGGACAGCACCTCTCAGCGCTCCTGAGAGACCCTGTAGGCGGCCGTCTGACGAACCTGTACTGGGAAGGTAACGACAAGAAAGCGGACCTGTACATGGATGTGAAGCGCCGTACGGACGAGAAGGTGATACTGGACCTGGACAAGGAGGATTTCGTTATACAGAGCACGTACTGGAGAGAGAACGAAATCACCCGCAGCATGACCAAGCGCCCCAGTATGACCTACTTCTACAGCGCCACGGTGCGTAGCTGCAGCGACTACATCTTTGAAGGCGCCTGCGCTGAGGGATACGAGGGTATCGAGACTAATAGTCTATGGAACCTGTCGTGCTATCTGGCGCCGCGTATGCGTACCGCTATTGAGGAGGCAAACCCCGCTGCTGCGGCAGTTATGGGGTACTTGCAGAACCTCGCTAGACGTGTACCGGCAAGCCAGCACCTGCAGTGGTATACACCGCTGGGTGGGCTCGTAATGAACCGCTACACGCAGCGCGAAGAAGTGCGCGTACGTATTGACTGTATGAACCTTTCAGCGGTACTGGTACACAACCGGGACTTCAAAACTTGCAACAAGCGCAAGGCAGCCTCCGGGATTGCCCCGAACTTTGTACATAGCCTGGACAGTACGCACTTGATGATGGTGCTCTGTGCTGCGGAGGGGCTGGACATCGTGCCTATTCACGACTCCCTGGCTACTCACGCAGCCGATGTTGATGCTATGCACCGACACATCCGCGAACAGTTTGTGCGCCTCTACGAAGAGCACGACCTGCTGGGGGATATCACTCGCGCCGCTGCTGCGGCTGGGGCGGACTTGACGGACTTGGATATGCCTGAGGTGGGTACTCTGGACATCCGGCAAGTGCTGGAATCCCCGTTCTTCTTCTGCTAAAAATTTAATGTTACAGGAGTAGGAATGAAGTTAAAACACACTAGTAAAACTTCCGATTACACTCTCAAGGTTCTGCATAGGTTTGATGAGGTTGCAGACGCAGTGGAGCAACTGCACGAACTGGGCCACGGCATTAGTCGGGGCCTGACTCCAGAACAGCACTACTGTAGAGTAATGGAAAGTATACTAGGTAAACAGTATATACTAGGAGTCTATGACTCCCAAGGTGGCTTAGTCGGCGCTGTCAGCTACTATCCAAAAGCTGTAGAGGACTGTCATTATGTAGAGCCTGTGCTGTATACGGACTTCTTCGTATTGAAACCGAACAACGGTGCGGCAGTGACTGTGATTATGCAGGGGCTGCACGCAATAGCCAAGTGCATGCGCGCTGGGCGTATCGCCATTAGCCGGAGCACATCTAGTAACACGTACAAAACAACTTATCATTTAGTGAGGTCAGAATGAGTGGTGGTTTAGGTAAACTGTTAGGCAAGGCCACGGATATGCTCGGCCTTACTGACAACGCAGGATTAGAGGCGCAGCAGCGCTTGGCAGAGCAACAGGCCAGCGCAGCTAAACAACAGGCTGCCTTAGAGGCTAATAGCGCCGCAGATAACATTGCTGAGATTGACCCCGCAGGGGCTGCCTCTGCATCTGCAGATGCAATTACGTCTGAGCAGAAGAAACGGCGACAAGCAGGGCAGAGCAATCCTCTGGGCCTGTAAGGGGGTAGCTTGGAACAAAAAGCAACGTTAGCAGAACTCTTTAAGAAGGACCAGGACGCGGGCGTCTTGGATGCCTCTGAGAAGTTCGCGCAGTGGACGCTCAGCACTATCTTTACCAGGGACGATTCCCTTGATGGTAGACGCAGACCGCTGGAGCGTGACTACCAGAGCACAGGTGCGCAGCTGGTCAACACTGCAGCCACTAAGATTGTAGGAGCGCTGTTCCCTCAAGGCACTAGCTTCTTCCGGTTCTCCAAGAGTTCGGACCTGGATGAGTTCATTAGTTCGCTGGGCAGTGCAGCTACAGCAGAATCTAAGCTGGCCGAGGTCGAGAACACGGCGTCACAGAAAGTATTTGAGAAAGACGGTTATGCTGCGAAGTTGCAAGCTGTGAAGCTGCTGCTGGTTACAGGTAACGCGTTGGAGTATATTGATGAGCGGACAGGTAAATCCATCATCTACTCAGTCCGTAACTTTACCGTTCGAAGGGATGGCAGCGGGAACGTACTGCGACTCATTATCAGAGAGCGCGCAAGCGTCCAGGACCTGCCAGA